GGATATTATCCGTGAGGACGTATTCGGGACGACTTGGGCAAAGAAACATGGTATTAGCGCTACTGACTGGACTGCTACCGTAGAAGGTCTTTACGACAACGCGGACACCAATGGTCAGGACGTTCTTAAAAACGCAGTGATTAGCGGTACAAAAATTACTACTATCAGATTCTACGAAGATGACACTAACTACTGGACACCAGATACCGGTACAGATGCAAATGCAGGATGTTACATCATCGGCATGCCTGTTACCGTAACTCAGGGCGACGTAGGAAGGATTACGTTCAACGTAGAAGGAACTGGACCAATTCACAGAACTTCATAAAAAATAACTATAAGAATTAAGGAGGCAAAGGATGAAAATAGATAAAAAGGTATTGGAAGCAGAATGGGTAGACTATAAAGATGCTAGATTACATATGAGGCCGTTGCCAGTAAGCGCAAACCCATATCAGATGACCGGCAACATGACCATAGCAGATTATGCTTGGCAGGTATTTGATTATTGCGTGATTGGCTGGGAAGGGTTTGAAGATGACAAAGGAAATGAACTTAAATTCAACGCGGATAACAAACGACTTGTATTCGACGTGTTGGACGATATTAGTAATTTCGTAATGGAGCAACACACTAAACTAAAGGATAGGTTTCAAGACGAAGTAAAAAACTAATAGCGCTGGCAGGATGGACGTATGATCCCAATACGATATCCTGTCAGGATTGCCAGAAGATGCACAAAGTAAAGGGAAAAGCACCTGACTGCCAGCGATGTTCAATGCCAAAAACACTAACTAATAATATTTACGTAGTAGATATAGTAAGTAATTATAGTATGTTATTAACTAATGGTATGGGAGGCATATCTGCGGAAGGAATAAGATACGTAATGGAACTGGAACGACTTAACTCACCTACCACTGATTTGACCTGCCAAAAGATAATAACCTACCTGACTACCGCAATAACTACGTCAAATAAGGATAATAAAACCTATGGCACAGAAAATAAGAACGGAACTAGAAGTAAAAGATAGTGGATCTAAGGTAGTAAAGAATTTTGGAAATACGGTAGAAAGGGAATTCAACAGTATTTCCAATACCGCCAACAAGATGACTAGAAACTTAAACAGTTCCTTAAATACTACCAATAATTCATTCTCAAAGTTAACAAAATCTGCCAACCTGTTCAAGGCCGGCATAGCCGTTGCCGCAGGTACCGCCGGTATGGGATACCTGGTAAAACAATCACTCAACACCGCAGATAGTATAAGTAAGGTAGCCGACAAACTTGGACTTACCACCAAAGCGCTGCAGGAATACAGATATGGTGCAGAAATAGCAGGAGTGGCTCAACAAGCATTGGATATGGGGCTACAGCGATTTACGCGTAGATTGGCTGAAGCGTCTCAAGGTACCGGTGAACTCAAAGACATACTAAAACAATATGACATAGCGGTAACGGATAGTAATGGTAACGTCAGGGATACCGGTGAAGTGCTAAAGGATTTGGCTGACGCAATAGCGACCGCCGCCACCGATAGCGAAGCGCTAAGGATAGCGTTCAAGGCATTTGATAGTGAAGGCGTTGCCATGGTCAACATGTTGAGAAATGGATCTGCGGGTATATTGGAGTTCCAACAACGCGCCAACGAACTAGGAATAATAATAGATAATTCCTTAATACAGAAAGCAGTGGAAGCCAAAGACAGAATGACAGAACTAACCATGGTATTATCTACCGCAAAAGATAAAATACTATTGGAATTAAGTCCGTCAATAATAGAAATGAGTGAAGCGTTTACTAGATTCATAGTAGAAAATAAAGACCAGTTAATAGAATTCGGTAAGAACTTCGCTACGGTTATAGGCGTCTTGGCAAAGAATTTGGATATAATAATAAAGGTATTAGGTACTTTACTAGCCATGAAGGTAGCCAATTCATTAATGGCCATAGGAAGTAGTTTCATGACGTTACAAAGAAGCGCGTCCGACGTAAAGCAGGTATTTGGCGGAGTGATGAAGGTAATGGGTGAGACCAAAGGTGCGGCCAGTTTATTAAGATTAGAACTGGGATTCCTATCTACTAGTATAGCAGGAGTATTGGGAACGGGTGGAGCTACAATAGTATCCGGTGCTGGCGGTTACTTTCTAGGTAGTTGGTTAAATGACATGATAGAAAAATCCAAAACCGCTACTAAGATATTTCAAATGCTGATACACGCCATAGACGTATACGTCAATATGGTGGTACAAACGCTTAAAAGCGTAACTACCTTGGTATCAAATAAATTCAAAAGGATGCTATACGATATTAGGGTCGATTGGGAGGAATTCAAATCCTGGATAGCAGGTGAATCTGATGAAGAACTAGCTCAACGTCTAGGTAAAATACCTTATCAACCTAGCATGGACGAAACCGTAAACAGTATTAAAGACAGTTACGCGCGCGCATGGGAGGAACTAGCACAAAAAAGGCGCGACATACTATCACAAATAGACGCAGATTTCGCCGAAGTACCACAAAAGGTAAGGATGCCAATAGTAAGACCTGAGGCAGGACCAATAGCAAAACCTACCCCTCCGGCACCAGGTAAAGAAGACAAGGAGACGGAAGAATACATAGAAGAACGCGTAAGGCAACTAGAACAACTGCAGGAGATTAGAAGACAACATAGTAATACTATTATAGGTATAGAACAAGGACAGATGGCTCAGGAGTTGGCATTAGCCAAGGAGGACTACGAAAAACAAGTAGCGCTGCTAAAGAAACTTAATACTAACGAAACTACGTTGAAACAGGACTTACTACGTGCAGAAACAATCTTTCGCAACAATAAGATGGAGATAGTAAGAAATACTCCGAACTAGAACAGAAAGAACATACCGAAGCGTTGAACGAAAGTTTGAAAGCATCAGAAGAATACGCGCAGAAAGAACTGGAGATACTGGAGAAACAAAAAGAACAGTGGGAAGCTTTCGGCAAAACCATAATAGATTCAGTAGGTTCAGCGTTGACCGGGGTATTGGACGGAACCAAATCATGGGCGGACGCCATGCTGCAGATACTAGAAGTAGTATTACAAGAAATACTTAAGGTAGCCACCACTCAAATAAGCACCAGCATTACTTCCAACGTCGGAGGCGGCGGTGGAGGGGGTGGTCTATTCGGTAGTCTACTTGGTGGAGTGGGAGATTGGTTTGGTGGACTATTTGATTTCGGAGGTGGAGACTTGTGGATGGGTCCGGATACCATGTTGGGGTTAGGATTCAAAGATGGTGGAATAACTCCAAGAATACCAGGTGCCGAAGACGGAAACATATTCAACGGTCCACAATCCGGTTATCCTGTAATGATGCACGGAAACGAAGCCGTAATACCACTTAAGAATGGAGCGGTGCCAGTACAGATGTATGGTGGAGGTGGAGCGCAGGTAAACAACTTCAACGTTACCGTAAACAATACTGGACAAGGTAGTGGTAAAGGTGGAGACGACGATAGCATGAGGCAGGCAAAAGATATAAGGTATCAACTAGAACTTATGATAGAAGATAAACTAAAGAAAGAACGTAGACCAATGGGTCTATTAAATAATCCAACTATGAGGACCGCATAATGGCAGCTACATTACCAACTACCTTGACTCCTACTAGGATGGGGTCTAGTAAAGACGTAAAAACTAGAATGTACGTAAATGAATTCGGTGAAGGTTATAGACAACGAACCGGTGATGGTATCAATATGATAAATACTACGCTAAACTTGGAATGGTTAGGCAGTGGGACCGATACTACTGCGTTAATCACCCATTTCGAAGAACGCGCGGGATACCAGGCATTTACGATAAACGCCACTTGGAATTCGGATTGGGGTATAAATTCGTCTTGGAAATGGACTTGTCAACAATGGAACGTAACAGAAATAGGAGATGACGTATACAGGGTAACGGCGGCAATACGTAGGGAATTTGACTTGGTATAGGAGACAACATGACATTAAACGTTAACATAGTAAGTGACATACAATCATTTTCACCTGGGCAATACGTGGAACTATGGGAAGTGGACTGCACGGATCTAGGAGGTAGCATCTATAGGTTTACTCCCAATACCACCGTTACCGGTACCAGCGTGTATCTAAACGGGGTAGAATATTTACCGTTGGAAATAGAAATAGATGGATTCGAAGTGCAAGGCACTGGACAACTGCCCAGACCTACAGTTAGAATATCTAATATAAATCAGACGTTTACCGCATCCATAGTATCACTTAACGATATGGTAGGCGCCAAGGTTACCAGGAGAAAAACTTTCAGTAAATACCTAGACGACGGTGAAGAAGCCAATAGTTACGCGCAGTTTTCCCCCGACGTATTCTACATAGACAGAAAGACGTCGCACAATCCATTATACGTAGAATGGGAACTAATATCTGCGGTAGAACTATCCATATCAAGATTTCCACGTAGACAAGTAATACGTGATATATGTACTCATAGATATCGTGAATGGGCTACCATTAGCGGAACGTTTGATTATAGTAAAGCTACGTGTCCATATACCGGAGCGTTGGCGTATGACGAAAACGGAGAAGTAACCACAAGCGGAAATGATAATTGTGGTAAAAGGTTATATGATTGTAAGTTAAGATATCCGAACGATGACGACGAATTACCATTCTATGGATTTCCAGGAGTGGCAAGATATAGACATCCGTTCAGATAATAAATAGTAAAGGAGCAGGACGATGATAGAATACATGAAACCAAAGGCGCTGGCTGACGCAAAAGCACACGCCATGGAGGAATTTCCAAAAGAAAGTTGCGGGCTGGTAATAGATGGGGTGTACAAACCTTACAAAAACATTGCCAAAGACAAAGAAAACTCATTCAAAATACATCCTAACGCGTATATAGCCAACGACGGTAACATAGATTTCGTAGTACATAGTCATTGTGATACGGTTAACTTTCAGGACACGGGACACGCGTCAAAGTCGGACATGGAACAGCAGATAGCCACCAACGTCCCATGGTGTCTAATACATATGAATCATCATGGTAACTATAAGAATCATTTCTGTTGGGGAGACCAATTACCCATACAGGACTTAAAAGGTAGACCATTTGCGCATGGAATATATGATTGCTATACGATAATGCGTGATTACTATAGATTACATAACGTAGTAAAACTGGCCAGACATCCACGTGACAATCATTTCTGGGAGAAATACGCGGATCACGCGCCAGAAAATAAAATAGTAGTAGGCATAAAGGAAGTACCACATAAGATAGTGCCTCCAGGACAATTACAAGTAGGAGACGCTGGATTTGCCATGATAAGAACTAGCGTAATAAATCATTGCGCGATATACGTAGGAAACGGATTAGTATTACATCATTTATATAATAAACTATCTTGCGTCGAACCCATGAACAGATGGGCCAAAAACTGGAAGATGTTCGCAAGATACACAGGGGAGCCAGGATGGAGCGTAGAATAATACTATACGGAGATTTACGGGATAGGTTTGGAAAAGAACACGTCTATGACGTAGAAACTCCAGCAGAAGCGCTAAAAGCGTTACAGACGAACTATAAGGACTTCCGCACTGCCATAGACCGTAACGGTAAATACTGTATTAAGGTAGACAACCTGGAACTGACAGAACAAGAACTGGCCATGCAATTCAGGTCAGGTGACATACATATAATACCCATTACGGCAGGTAACAAATCATCCTTCTTCAAAATACTTTTCGGAGTGGTATTAATAGCTGCTGCCATATTTCTAGTACCAGTAGTTGGTCCAGCGCTTGGAATGTCCGCCACGGCCACCAGTAACCTGGCTTGGTCTATAGGTATGATGGGGGTTAAGTCAATCATGGGAGGTATAGCGCAAATGATGGCTCCTTCCGCCGATCCGGTAGGAGGTACTCAAGCCGTATCGCAAATGCCTGCAGCGCAAGGATATACTCAACAAGAAAGACCTGAAGAACGACCTAGTTATCTTTTCAATGGTCCAGTAAATACTACGGAACAAGGAGGAGTCATACCAGTGGTTTACGGAACTTTCTGGCGTGGTTCCATTACGGTATCTGCGGGGGTGGAAACAATTGGCTAAATTAACTGACAAAGAAAAACCAATGGACAAAGACAAACTACACGGAAATAAAGGTGGAGGTGGCGGTGGTTCACAACAAGTAACTCAGGTAGTGCAGCAGACGGTAATATACCAAGCACCACCCCCAAGAACTCCAGTAGAAGCCGCTAACTCATTACAATCTAATAGTAATGTAAATATATTGGATTTACTATGTGAAGGCGAAATAGAAGGACCAGGCAACGATACTTGGGAGAAATCCACTTATTTCAACGAAGTGCCTTACCAAACTAGCACAGGTAACGTCAATTTTGGCGGAGTAACCATAGAAACGCGTGCAGGAACTCCAGACCAAACTTACGTGCCTGGACAAGGAAGCGTGCAAACTGGAAATAGCGTAAACGTGCAACTGACTTCCGCTGGTGGAGCGGTAAGTAGACAAATAAGTAATTCAGACGTAGATGACGTTCTAGTAAGTATATTGGTACCTAGTTTAATGTCTCAGGACAGAACGAATGGTGATATCAGCGGCACTAGCGTATCCGTAAAAATAGAAGTTACTCCGGATGGAGGTAGTCCGGTAACCGTAAAAACGGAAAGCATCAGCGGTAAGTGCATAAGTCCTTATCAAAGACAGGTAAAGATAAGTAATATATCACAATACGGTAGTGCTCCTTGGACCATAACCTTGACCAGGACCACGGGAGATAGTAGTACGGCCATACTACAAAACGATACTTATTGGGTAAGTTATACGGAAGTAATCAACGAAAAGTTGACCTACCCCAACAGCGCCATAGTAGGAACGGAAATATCAGCCAAACAATTCGGTTCAAACATACCTTCACGCGCATATAAAATAAAAGGATTAAAGATA